AACGTATTCGACGTTTACCCTTGGCTGCAGTCTTATCTTGGTGCTTATTGCCTTGGAGGCTCTGGCTCTTATCAAGTTCGTACTGTGAGGGGTTGAGATGCCAGGAGCACTAGACAGTTTATTTAAGAACGTTGCTAAATCAGTTGTAGCTGATCTAGGCAAATCCCTTGACACGACAATCACTTACACCCGCAAGACAAGTGAAGCGTACAACCTGGCTACTGGTGCGGTAACAACAACCGATACAAGTTATTCATTTGACGCTCCAATCGAATTTATTCGTTCTGACGAAGAAGCGGGCTACCAAGAAAACGTAGCAAAGCTGTATATCACTCCAGACCAGATTGGAAATAACCAACCAACTTTGCAAGATGAGGTTAGCTTGCAGTTTGCAGGCTCTGCGCGTGTGAGCAAGATCCAAGATATTCAGACGTATCGTGGGGATCAGGAGTATCTGTTTATTTTGCGGGTGGTGTTCTGATGAGCCTTGTAAACGCTAGAGCTGCGCTCGAAACTGCCATTAATACTGCTGTTGTTGCAGCGGACGCAACGGTTGACGTTGTTTTTGACAACATGCCGTTTACGACACCGGGTAAAGCAAAGAAGTACGTGTTGGTCACCCTAAACTTCGATCAATCAACGTTCCAGCCGCAAGGCAGTTCCATTGATTTTTACAGTGGCACAATTCAGTGCGGCGTGTTTACTCCAAAAAACAAGGGTTCTGCTGGCGCGGCTACCATTGCAGAATCTGTAATTGATGGCTTGACTTCCGTAAATGCTCCTGGCTATTCAGACACTTATTCAGCTTCGCCACGAGTAGAGCAAATTACTGGTCCGGTTGCTATTACGACTGAAGACCAAAGCCATTTTGTTTTAAGTCTGCGTTGTCGTTTTACTGCCAATGGCTAAACCAATTACTGAGCTAACCAAAGATATTCGCAAGTTTGTTGAAGAAGGGCGTGCAGCCGCTGGACCAAAGATAAAACAATCTTTGCAACAAGAAGGCCCTTGGTGGACGGGTGATTTTGGGCGTCGTTGGAAGCTAAGCAACCAAGCTGTTAAGCCTACTGAGCTAAAAGATATGCTCAGACGTTCTACACCTCCTAAGACTGCTCGTCCAAGTTTTGGCGAAGACCCGGCGTTGAAACTTCCGATAGATAGTCCTTTGTATATCGGTAACTCCGTCGCGTATGCAGGGTTTGCTGTAAATAACCCTGGTGCGGTTGTCTATCGCGGCAATGCCACTCGTACTTATAGAGAGCACAAAGAGTTAGATGATCGCAAACTAACCGCTAGAAACCAAGATCCTGACTGGTACGTTATCTACACCGAAACAAAAGGGCTTATTGCTGATTTGGACAGAGGATTTGCATCAGTTCAGATTCGTTAGGCTATACTGTGCTAGTTGACTGATTTTTATGGCTGAAACACGCGCAATCGACAAACTGTGCAAAGCGTTTAGTGTCGAACAACGCAGCAGCTACACAATTAAAAGTGGGGAAGAAGTCGTTCTAAAGCTTTATTGGAAGCCTTTGACGATTGCTGATCGTGATTCCATCAACAACTCTTTAAAAGCATTAAACGTCAACGCTTCTGAAGACAACTTGGATTTTGCGATCCAAATGGTCATCCGTAAAGCAGAAGACGAAGCAGGGAACCGGATCTTCTCGGACGGTGACCGCGCCAAGATCTGCAACCGACTGCCCTTGAGCATTGTTTTGGACATCATGTCCAAGATGCAGAGCATGGATGAGGTGGAAGATCCTGACGCCATTAAAAGCGACGATTGAGGGTGACAACTATCTGTTCTTGCAATTTTTTATTGCTGAAAAGCTAGGCATGACGTTGGCTCAGCTTCGAGCCAGCATGTCGCCAGAAGAACTGCAGGCTTGGAGCGCATATTGTTCCGTCAAGTCAGACCGAGAACAGAAGGAGATCGAACGGAGCCGTCAGCAGGCCCAATACCGGAGGGTGCGCTAACCTGAGAGCAATGTTCTCGGGTTAGTCGTGGCTGCTGAGTACGAAGTAAATATCAAGATTAATACTCAGCAGGTTGAGCGTGATCTTAAAAAAGTTGAGAAGGCTGTAAATAACATTGGTAAGGGCAAAGGCGGCAAAAAACAGTCTGTTCTTGCGTTGCCTAGCACTGAGATGCTAAGTGCAACCGCTAGAAAGATACAAAGCCTTGACAAAGTTAACAGAAAAGTAGAACTAAGGCAGCGAAAAATTAATAAGCAGACAAGGGATCAAGCGTTAAATATAAACACTCTTGTGAAAACACAAGATCGGCGTGCTCGCCTGCTGAACAAAATTAACGAAATGGAGGCAAAGGGCCTCAATGTCAACAAGTTAAGGAAACAATTAGGTAAAGCTACAACTGAGCAAAGCGCGAGACGTTTTGGCAGTGCTGAAAAAGAATTTCGTATCTTAGAGAAAAGCCTTCGTTTAGAACAGTCAAAGCTTCGAATACTAAAAGAGCAACAAAAAAACTTTCCGTCAAGCCCCGTCAGAGGAGGACCTGGTTTTGCAGGCTCGCCAGGGTTTCTTGCTGGTGCAACTGCGTCTAGAACTCCTTTTGGCCCAAGTTTCCCAACCGGTGGTGCGGCACTCCCTGTGAAGGGAAGTATCGCAATGCCAGGTTCACCGATAGCAGTTCAAGCCGCCAAAAAGACAAATTTAAGAGCCTTAAAGGTTGAAGCAACTTGGGCTAAGGCGTTAGGTCAGTTGCAAGAAACGGCTGGAGTTTTAAAATCAAGGGACGGCAAAGTAAAGCGAAGTTGGAATATAGCTCTAGAAACATTACAAGATACAGCCAAGCTAATAAGGGTACGTTCTCAACAAGCCGCTGGAGGGCTGACAGGCCAATCCTCTCCGATTGGTGGAGCGGCAAACATTCCAGGGTCTCCCGCAGCTCTGAAGAGAGGGCGCAGAAATAAAAGACTTGAACAGGTCGGTCTTGGTGCTGGTTTTCCACTGTTATTTGGTGGTGGTCCAGGCTCTGTTCTTGGTGGTGCCGCAGGTGGCTTAACCGGATCTTTTGGAGCGCAGATTGCACTTAGTGCTCTTGGTCAGCAAATCGACCAAATGGTGGCAAGCGTTATTAATGCTGGCAAAGCATTTACAAGCGTTGGTGGTGCCGCTGACTTTATGGCGGAGAAAAGCTTGTTCAGTTCTGACTCAATGCAGTTTCGCATTGAGAAGCTAATTGAAGAAGGAAAGGTCACGGAAGCGGCTGCGTTAATGACGCAGGAGATGGCAAAACAAGTTGGCGGTAGTGGTTTAAAGGCTCTTAAAGACCTTGGCACTGAAGCCAGCAAGATGGGCAAGCTGTTTGGAACCTTGCTGATTCGTATTCAAGCTTTTATGGCAAGTGCGCTTACGCCTTTGCTTAAGTTAATTAATAGCGCAATCGGAAATATAAACGCTAGAAGCCAACTCGACCAGATGTTAAGGGAGGCTGAGTCCCCCGAGCAAAGAGCGCAGATATTGCAGCGGTCTAAAGAACTAAGGGGAACCGTAAAGCAAGGAAGAGCTGGTACGGCTTTAGGCAAATTAACTCCTGAAATAATTGCACAGCTTCAACAAGATTTTCCCGCTGTAATCCCAGAAGGGGCTGCCATTGAGCCGAAAGGGTTGGAGCTGCTTAGGGCTGGAGACAAGGGATCAGATAAAGCGGCAAAAGACGCAGAACGGTTGGCAAGGCGCTTGGCTGGTCTCGACGCTGAACGAGACAAGCTTGAACAACTGCTGCAATTGGATCAGCAAATTAATACTGCAAAGCTTCAAGGCGACAATCGTCAAGTTATTGCTTTAGAGAACGAAGCAAGACTAATTGCATTTGCGGAGAAAGAAGCTGTAATTAGGGCGTCTAAAGTGCCGCAAGAGCAAAAAATTGCTGAACTTAAAAACTTGGGTCTCGAAAAAGATCGTGCGCTTCTTGAGAACGCATTCAAGCTTGACAGTTTTGATAAACAAAAGGCTGACGATCTTACATCGCAGCTAAAGCAGCTAGATCTACAGCTTGAAGCTGCAACAGCAATTACTCGTGAGGCAGAAAATCAAGCAAAGCTTGAGCTATTGCTTTTAAACCTGCGAGAGTCCAACAAAGACTTGACGGAAGATCAGCTAAAGGAGCTGATGGATAAAACGAAAAAATTATTTGAAGCTCAAAACCAAGGGCCTCTGCAGTCATTTATTACTAACTCAGTTAAGAGTTTGAACGACCTTGAGCAGCACGCTGTTCAGGTGTCTCAAGGCATTGGAAATGCTATTGGCAATTCGCTGGTAAGCGGAATGCAGGGGTTGGTTACTGGAGCGACATCAGTCAAACAAGTATTTGCCGACATGCTGAGAAGCATTGCAGATGTGCTGGCACAACAGGCGTCCCAAATGATCGCAACTTATATCGCGATTGGAATTGCACGCGCCTTTGCTGGAATGGGCGGCGGTGGTGGAGAAAACAACTTAAATGTTGATCTTGTTCAGTCGTATATGGCTGAAGGTGACTATGTTTCCGGTGGTTTTAAAGCATTTAACCAAGGTGGTGTAGTTAGCAAGCCAACTCTTGGTCTTGTTGGTGAGGGTGGCGAACCTGAATACATCATTCCTCAGTCCAAGATGCGTGAAAGCATGTCGCGTTATTCGCGCGGTTCACGCGGTGGTGGTGTTATTCCTGACAACCGTGGCGGTTCTGCAAGCGAAGATGGTGACGTTGCAGTTGCCGCACCAATCGACGTTCGCTACACCGTGGAT